CACCAACGGCAGTATTTAAGGCTGCACTTCTATAAAATGAATTAATACGGATAGGCTTACCATACCATTCGCGCAACGGCTCAAAACACTTTTCTGCAACCAATTTCATATTGGCCAATACTTCCGGTGTTGGTGCATTATCAATCTTTAGTCGCGTTGCTGTTGCGCTTTGTGTGGCTTCTCGGTAGCTAATGTGTTTACTGATATTTTCCATATTTTAATATCCTTTTTAAATTTACTTACTAAATCCTCAAATTTACCATAGTGAAATGTTATAAATTCTTTACTCGCTGCTTTGTTTAGCACTTTTTGTCTTGCCATTTTTCAATTCAATTATTTGTGCAAATGTAACCAATCCAAGGCTTAAAAACACCCCGCATAAATCAATTATTAAAAACTCTGTGGCGTTGGTTTGGCTTAACTCTTTGTAGTGGATATAGGCAATCAAAACCATCAAAGCAAATGCGGTTAGTTTGCGGGCACTCGCTCCTTTTTCGTGGTTGTTAAACGAAGCCCAAATGTCATTAAATACCTTTTTCATCCAGTTTCTTAATTAATAAAAATATGGCCTGTGATAATTGGCCTTCAATGTTTTTTTCCTTGTGGATATTGTGCGCCAGTTCTTCAATCTTACTTTCTAACTTGTCAACTTTTTGCGCAACTTGGTCAATCTTTATGGTGTGAATATCCTCCAGTGATTGGACACGCTTTTCTAAATCACCTACTCGCTTGAATAGGTATAAATATGCACCGACTAAACCGCTGCCAATGGTGTTAAAAAGGTATTGTATATCAAAATTCATAGGGGTAAATTTTTCTTATCTGCCTTGTCGGTTGTATTCTTTTTTACATTCGTGTTTATTTAACTTCTTTTTTGCCACACCTTTTTTGCGAGTTCCAAAACTTTTCTTTTGTGTTGGTTTGCTTATACTCTTTGCCATTACTCTAAGTCATTAATTGGTGCTACATATTCAATAACTTCACACTGTAACAATTCATTATAGAACGGCTGCATTGAGTAATCTGCATTTACAGCAACAACATAATTACCATGCCCATCAATAACTGGGTTAAACGTTTCGTTTTCCCAATCATTTACTTTATTGTTTGGTATGATGTAAACTTCCATTATAATGAATTAATAAATGTGTTAATTATGTTTCTCATTATTGCTGGGTCTATTGAACCGCTGCCTTGTAACGAATAAGTGCTAAACGAACCATTTTCAAACAGGTTAGTAGGACTACCAACGGCATTGTATGCACCATCAAATAATAGTGTTGGTGGCGGTGGGGTTGTGGTTCTGTTTAAAACAACACTTGCTACCCCATCTTGAAACGCCCTATACTGTGTTGAGGATTGTCGTAAAATTGCATAATCCCGATTGTTTATGTTTCGGGTAAACACATTGTTATCTTGCCCTGATAAACTACTTGTGTTAACAGATGCTGTATTTGTTAGCGTTACATAACAAGGCCCTGCACCAGATGTTTGACCACCATTTGTACCATTTGTTGTTGTGTTTTTGTTTGCGCAACCAAACATAAATATGTGATTGTTTGCCGTAAACCTAACGTTTTGAGAAGTTCCCCTGTTAATGTATGATGTTCCCGTGTGTCTGTATCCTTGTTTTCTTACCCACACTGGAGAATTGACTGGAGTTATTACATTATTACCAAACAACGGCTTTAATGCCGCTGCACTTGTAGCTGTTGCGTATATAATTAAATTGTCAATTTCGTTATGATAATTATTATTCCTAATTGATATGTACAAGTCATTAAAGCTATCAATTTCTGCACTTGTAAGGGTTAAGCCTGTTATATAGGCATTTGCTAAAGCATCTAATATTCTTGCAATAGTATTGCTTGTTGCACTTGCTGAACCTGCGGTATTGGTAGCCGTAACCACACAAGTAATATTTGATGTGTTACCCGCATCTGCTTGTACTAATGTATATGTTGAAGCCGTTGCACCTCCAATATCAACCCCATTACGCCTCCATTGGTAAGAATAGGTAGGTGTTGGTGTACCTGTCCAAGTTCCTGTTGTACTTGTTAAAGTTTGCCCTACTACTGCCGTTCCACTTATTACAGGCGGCACAGTATTTACAGGGGCTACTGCATTAACCGCACTTACACTATTACTACTTGTTACGTATGCACTTGTTCCATAGGCATTAGTACCTCTTACCTCAACTCTTATGGTTGTTCCATCATCAGCCGCTTGTATGGTGTAGGTTGAATTTGTTGCTCCCGATATTGGTGTCCCGTTTCGTGTCCACCTGTATTCGTATGTAATGGTTGGTGTTCCTGTCCATGTGCCTACACTTGCAGTAATAACGGTACCTGTAATTTGTGTTCCGCTTGGAGAAACTGTTGGTGCAACCGTATTAACAGGTGCTGTACCAACTGTAATGCTATTAGATGTTGTTGCACTTGCACTACCTTGTGAGTTAGTAGCGGTTACTTCGCACGTAATAACTTTGTTAATGTCAGGGCCTGCTGTTACATACTCATTACTTATACCGAGTTGAACGCTTACACCATCGGCTTTAAAGTTATATTCAAAGGATGGAGTAGGATAACCAGTCCATGTTCCTTTATTACAAGTAATAGTAGAACCTACCAAACCCGTTCCAGTTAATGAAGGTAAAACCACATTTACGGGCGCAGCTGGCGTTGGCGGTTCGTTATTACGCCTTGCAAAAATACTTAAATTAGTATTCGTTAAAATCATTCTGAATAACCCATTAATGAACCACTTGCAACACCCGCGCTGGCTATTGGATAGCCTTTGGTAGTTATTACCGTTCCTGCTCTTAATGTTACTCCACTAATAGCATAATCAGTAATTAAATTGTTACCCGCTGTATCGGTTAATAAATCAATTACCGCGTCATCATGTACTATAATAGTGTGGAATTTTTGACCAGTAATTGAACTGGAGATATATTTTTGGCCTCTATGACCGCCTGCTATTTGTTCTATAACTGTACTCATATTATTAGTTAATTTTATTCATTGAAATTATTACTGGTTCGGTTGGATTGCTATGTACGTTAATGAAAAGTTTTAATGTTCCATTTTCAATAGTATATGATCTTAAATTTACATCAAATCCATTATACTTCACAGTTAACTGTAAAAAATCTCCATTGTTAAGAAACCCGCCTGTATTTATTGTTATTTGTTTATTACCTGTACCGCTTGGAATATTGGAGATAGATAATATACAATTTGCTGAAACTAATGTACTGCCGCCTTGTGCATTAATACCTATAACGCTGATAGACTGTTTATCCTGTTTTTCATCAATACTTGCAATGGTCGCATATACGGTATCAAATGAAGTCTTAAATAAACTGTACACCTTTTGCAAAGTGGTTTTTTTATTCCCATTTTGCAATACTGGAACTTGGTCGGTTAACTGATTATTAGTTACCTCTGTATATCCTGAATATAGTTTTTTACTTGCTGCCATTATTCCTGCGTTAATAACACCCCTGTCTCATCGGTTAAAAAGTTTCCTTGTTCATCCATTAAAAATACAGGTTCGTCTACTTTATAACAAATATTGAAGTCATTTACCAATTTAACGGTAGCTGTTAATATCCAACCTGTGGCCTCGGTATCAAACTTTTCATCATAGAAATCCTGAAATCCAATCGTGTTTTCATCCAGTATAAATAAGTCATTTTCGGCCCTCAATTCAGCGGTTAAGTCCTTAGCTACTTCTAGCATATCTGAACTTACATCGTATTTATTGTTATCTCCTTTGTTGACTAAATCCATTAAGATAATAGACAAAGGCAGGGACATAACCACACCCGCCTGCGTTACTTGCCCGCCAACCATACACAACGCCACAGGGAAATCCAACTCCGTGTTACTGTCGGCCTCGCTTTCCCATTCGTATGACTTAATTTTTGGATGTGCTAAACACTTTGTTTGCAGCCAATCCTTTATCTGATTTATCGTTGCTGATTGCATTTTCTTTTACTTGTGAAATAAATGACATTAACTTATTGAAGTTATCCTTTTTTTTGCTGCCTATTTTTCTCATGGGTTGTTGTATTTCTCTTGCAAAGTCTTTTTTCTTTGTTGGCCCAAATAAATGCCACCATAACTATACATACTATCAACGGGCTTCATTTCGTCAATCTCTCCTGTAGTAGTAAAGTATGCTGGGTATAGCTCTTTATTGGCACATAAATAATCAATTAAACGTTGAGCGTAAAACCTCGCAGTTTGAAGTTTCTTTGCAGCCAACTTTTCAATCTCATTCAATTCAATAGGTGCGCTATTTTCTGAACTCTTTTTCATTATGCCTTTGTTTTCCCACTTGTACGTCATGTCATAAGGCATTTCAGCAAGTAAGTAATAAATCATAGTTGGCTGTATGTATTCTTCAATTAACGTACTATTTAAGGCCGTTACTGTGCCATTAGTTATTTGGCTATTTAACTCACGATAAAGATTAGTACCAATAATAGTTTGAATGTACATATCTTCAACCGTTTTTAAGTTGGCTAATATGTATTTGAAATCAACGTTACCATTAATAACGCTATTTTCTTTCAAGTAATCTTCAGTTATAAATATTGCTGTTCTCATTTTTCTGCTACTAAAACTGCGTTCCAAATATGTCTACATGATGGCCTGTGATTTCCATTAGGCAATGTCAACCAACCGCCCCTAAAAGTCCAAACATCATAGCCTAATTCCGCACTAATATTGTTGATATCCTCACGGCTAAAATATTTATTTGACTTAACCAACGCTTCGCAAAATCCACGGGTTCTACCATCAGGCAAAATATCAGGGCCGCTTGCATCTGGTCTTTTAACATACTCATAGACCGTGCGCAACTTTGCCAACTCTCTATTTGGTTGCAACTCGGTTAAGAGCAAACCACCCAACTCAGTTAATTTATAAGCCCCGCTTTCGCGATCTGTTACAATTAATTTTTTGCCCTTAAGTTTTTCTTCAGTTTTGGCTTCAATTTTTGGATTTTGCCCTTGGGCAATTTTTTTCAATATCCCTTTTTCGTACTCATTTACACCTTGCTCTTTTTGGATTTCATTAAATGAAATATGAAAGGTGTCCATATCAGCCATACTTAGGTGTTTAACCTGCACCGCATTTAACTTTTCAAACTTTTCTTTTAATGAACCGTATTTGCTAAAAACAGCAATTTCTTTTACATCATTAAATTTAAATTGCGCTGGCTGAGTTTCAGGTATTATCCCTCCATCCTCTTTAGGAGGCAAGGCTACTAAACCACGAATCTCATTTGGTGTCATTGATTCAAGTACCTTATTCGCAACTAATGGGCTTAAAGAGTTAATTGCATCATTTGTAGCGTTTAAGTTAGTCTTAATATCAATAGCTTTAAATCCATACATTTCGCGTATCTCATCCTTAGTTAATACCTGAGACATTACGTTTTCACTCATTTGCATTTGCATAGGCACAAATGGCAATAATTCAAATCCAGTCGGCAAGCCTTTTAATGTACCTAATTCGTTTATTAAGTTTTCAAAATGTAATACGCGTTCCTCTACATAGGTGTTTTTAAACAATTCAAACGCTTCTAATAACTCATTACGGCCTCCTAATTGGCCTTCTACCCTTACACCAAATAACATCGGACTTGGAATCTTATGGGCAATAAATATTTCCTGTTCGGTATCTTTGCGTAACTGAGAAAACTGGTCTCCAAAATCACCCGCACTTAAATCGGTTATTGTGGTTGCACGTTCCGTACCGTCATTAAATGCAAGCATAAATTTACCTGCATTTTCATCCAAAGTAAACTTGTCCTGTACGGCTCTTTCTATATCGTCCTGTTCTTCTGCGCTTGGTAATCCGTTGTTAAAGTTGATTATCTTATTAGCAAAAAAACCGTTTCTTAAATTGTTCAAATGGAAATTGCTCACCCTTGCATCGGTTTCAATCGCTGCTAACCCTTGTGTGTATTCAGGCTGTGGGTATATGCCTATATTTGGACGGTAGCAGGTGTATAAGATAATACTTTCACTTTGATACGAACCATCAAATACAGGATATTCTCTCACGGCCTTTTTAGGCTTGCCCGTTTTAGCCGTTTCCCATTCATCACTAATGAACACCGTTTTGCAGTCTTCACTTAAACGAACCTTTGATATATCTACATGATAGTAAGAAGCTGGTTTATCTTTTAGAATATTAGGCACTACCAATATAGCATACCCACCAAACAACTCATAATCTAATGCTAATTTCTTTAATAATACTTCGAGTGTATCATTTGGATTTGCTTTGTTTATAAACTTGTCAGTTTCTGCTGTTGGGTTAGTGTGAATTACTCCACGCCCTACTACATAACTGGCTTTACCTGTTACAATAGCACCATGCTTTGCACTTTCGTTAAATAGCTTAATTAACTTTTGCGGATAGTCATTAAACTTTCCCCAAAACACCCATTTCTGATTTCCCTTTTTTTCTTGAAAATCCTCTACCTTGGTTACGGCTAATTTTATTACTTTAATATTATTGCTCATTCGTATATACTTTATTCGTTTGTACTAAATTAGTGTAGTATGTTTCTGTGTATGGTTCAGCTATTACTTGTACTTTGCCATATTCAATCGGTTCACCAACTGGCACTAATCCGTTGCGCTCTTGATAAATTTTGTATTGATAAAATCCACTCACAAAATCAACCACCCCGTTATATAAGTCTTCGGTTGCGCTATCTAAAATATAAAATACTTGATATTGTGCGCTTGTAGTGTAATTAGCAGTAAAGTATTTCTTTACAAGTGTAGTTGCATTTTGAACCTCGAATAAATATTGAGGCACGGTAACAGTTGTCTTTTCTGCAAGAGTTAAATATACCTCGTTAAGTTCGCCTTTGTTAATGCTAATCATACTAATAAAACAAAAAACATTGATTATTTTACAAAACAAAAAGCCACCCCGTTAAGAGTGGCCTTTAAACAATTAGAAAATATGGATTAAGCTGTGAGTGTGGCGTATGTTGCTGAAGTGATTTCTACCATTGATAATTCTTCTTTACCTGTGAACACCAACGTATAACCATTCATATCTCCCATGGCTTGACCTGTTACGGCTGTTCCCGATTTAGTTAAACCGTTGTTCCAACCCAATAACCAGTACTTACCATTTCTATCAGCTACAACCACATCTAAACGGGCTTGTGCTAATATTCTTAATTCATTACGGGTAGTAGTGTTTAGTTTATGAAGCATTACATTTAGTACTTGCTCATAAAACACCGTTCCATTTACATCGTTTTCGTTTTCTGTTTCAGTAAACGAGGCAGTCTCAGGACGAAATTCGTATTTGTACCAACCACTTGTAGCAATAGCACTCACAACATTTGCTGAGGTAAGTGTAATATCGTTAGTGCTTGGGTGCTTACGTAATTTCAACTCCTTTATACCACCAACCGAATTACGGCAGTCAACTGTGATATTTGTTGTTAAATTACACATATTATTTTAAAATATGGGGCGGTATTTCACGCCCCTTGTTAATTATTAAGCTACTGTGATTACTTGACGAACAATTTGTTCAGGGTAGTAAACTTGAACACCCATCATACCCTCTAATGCGAAACGCACTTCGCGGTTATCTTGTGAATACCACATATCCATCAAGGTTGATTCAAATGGGTTGTCTACACCGATTACAAAGTTTGAAGCCTGACCAGCCCAGATTCTGTTTGAGTTAGTCAATCCGTTTAACGCTACAACTTTAACGTTAGTGCCTGGGTGTACGATTTCAAAACTTGGAGTTCCACCTTCAACCGCTGCATTTCCATTGTAGTGGAATAAGTTTAATTGACGTAATCTTGTCAAGTATTCGCGGAAACGAGGCATTGAGATGTAAACTTGGGTATCTTCTTTATCGATTACCTCAGCTGGGATAGCGTTAATAACACCATCGATAATATCAAATGAAGTTGAAATTGACCATGCAGAAGTAGCAGGATTGA